TTGATAAGGTTAAGGACGCTAAAGAAAGAATACTTCAGATCATTACTGCTGAATATCCTGACGAGAAAGAGGCTGAAAAAGAAATAGAAAGATTACAACAATATTTTAATTATAACTGGCAAGATCTTCGTGAGAAGAGAGCTAATTGGTTATTAAAACACTATATCAAGGAGTTGGATTTCAACTTTAAGATGAATCAGGGGTTTAAGGACGTTCTGATTGGAGCTGAAGAAATATATCAATTCGATATATGCAGCGGTGAGCCAACAATGGAATGCCTAAATCCAAGAAAGGTTTATACACTAAGAAGCGGTTATTCATCAAAAATAGAAGATGCTGACATTATTATTCTTGACGATTATTGGTCGCCAGCGAGAATCATTGACAATTACTATGAAGACCTTAAAGATAAAGATGTTGAATATATTGAGTCCATATCGAACCAAAATCTTGTGCAAACTGACGAGATGGGTAATATGGATGAAAGGAGTGCTTTCCTATATTCTCCCCTTATAACAGAAGATAACTTAGAAAATAATACAGTAGACTCATTCGTATGGATGGGAAATAATTTTGCTGGACTGCCAAACTCATCTTATGTAGATAATATGGGTAACGTTAGAGTCTTGCGTATATACTGGAAATCCAAGCGTAAGATTAAATCAGTTAAATCATACGATCCACAAACTGGCGAAGAAATGTATTCATTTAAAGATGAGACATATAAGGTCGATCAATTCAGTGGAGAGGAAGCTGAAGATTTGTGGGTTAATGAGATTTGGGAAGGAACTAAAATTGGTAAGGAAGTATATATCAATATGCGACCTAAAAAAATACAATATATGCGACTTAATAATCCAGCTCAATGTCATGCTGGAATTATTGGTCAGATATATAATACAAATCAGGCAAAAGCTGTATCTCTTTTAGATAGGATGAAGCCATATCAATACCTGTTTGATGCAGTTAAAGATAGGCTCAACAAAACTATTGCAAAGAACTATGGCAAAATTCTAGAGTTAGACAAAGCTAGAATGCCAGCTGGTTGGGATTATCAGAAGTGGTTATATTTTATTGAGCAGGATAATATCTCTGTAGTTGATAGTTTTAAGGAGGGCACTAAAGGAGCTGCTACTGGAAAGATAGCTGGTAACTTTAATACATCTGGAAGACCATTGGACTTAGAGGTTGGCAATTCAATTCAATTATACATAAATCTACTTGAATATCTCAAAGGTGAGATGTTTGAGATTTCTGGCGTTTCAAAGCAGCGCCAAGGACAGGTTGACAATCGCGAAACAGTAGGTGGTGTAGAGCGTGCTATTTCAAGTAGTTCTCACAGCACTGAAGAGCTTTTTATGATACACGATAACGTACGCAAGCGTGCATTAATTGCATTGCTAGAAACGGCTAAAATTGCCCTAAAAGGACGTAATAAAAAATTACAATATATTACTGACGACAAGATAATGACAATGCTTGATGTCGATGGCGATGAATTTGCTGAGATGGATTACGACATCATGGTTGACAATGATATGGGCGATATGGAGCTTAAGCAAAAGCTAGAACAATTGGCTCATGCTGGACTTCAAAATCAAATGTTATCATTCTCTACGGTAATGAAAATATTCACAGATTCTTCATTAACATCTGTGATGCGTAGGATTGAGCAAGATGAAAATGCAATGAAGCAAAGCAAGACTCAAGAAGGTGAGGCGCAAAATCAGGCGATGCAAGCGCAAGTACAATCTAATGAAAAGATGAAACAATTAGAATTTCAATTACAGGATTTGATTAGTCAGCGTGAAAATGAGACTAAACTTCAGGTTGCGTTAATTGGAAAAGAAGGAGATTATACTGAAGAAGATGCATCTGACATGGAGAAAATTAAATTACAACGAGATCAATTAGAGCAGGATTATAAGCTGAAAATGAAGGACTTAGATGAAAAAGGTCGTCATAATCAAGCTGTAGAATCTATTGCTAGAAACAAACCACAAACATCTAAAAAATAATATTATGTCAAGCGAAATTACTGGTCAATTAAAGAAAATTAAAGAAGCAATAGATAATCTAGGTTCTGTCAGTTCACCTGGATTTGGTATATTTTTAGTAACTGGAGCAAATGATGTTGAAACAGATTGGCAGTTACCAGACGATGCAAATATGGATAAAGCATTCGTTGCTCTAAATCCAATGCAAGTTGAGGTTACTGCATTAACACTTAGTGGAGTTAAAACTATTAGATTTACAATTGCACCAGCAACTGGAGATTTTCCAAATGTAATATACAATAAAATTTAATATGAAAAGACTACTATATATTACAATATTACTTGGAGTTATTTTAATGTCAGCAGTCTCAAGCTTTAAATGGAAACAGATATCTGACGTTACAACCACATTAACTGAAATTAATTATATTCATGGACTAACATCAGCCATTCAGGCCCAATTAAATGCAAAACCTGACACGTCTGATGTAATTTCAGCAACGGAGGCCGATGCAAAGTATCTTCAGCTAACAGATACAATTCCATTTAGTTCAATTGCTTATAATAAGAGAGAGACAGAAATATTAAATAGACACGGATCAGACAGTTTGTGGTTTAATACATCTAATCATAAATTATACGCAAAAACACTACGGCGCACATATACTTACGCTGCAATAGACAGTGCCGTTAATACAAATTGGTCTGGACTCAAAACAAAATTATATGCAGGATATTATCTTGACGAAGCATCTGGTGCTTTGGTTGACATTTTATCTACAAACATAGGGTCGAATCATGGGGCAGTTGCAAATCAGGCTGGCAAAATAGGCACTGCCTATAATTTTGATACGGCGACTGACTACTTATTATTTCATTACACGACTATTCCGGCTTCAGAAAATAGAGTAATTGCAATGTGGATCAATTTAGATGTATTGCCTTCGGTTGCTGGTAGAACCTATACCCTAGCTGACGAAATGACATCTGCCTATGCAAGTAAGTTTAATCTTTACGTCACAACTGGAAATAACATAAGTGCAACTTCCACGGATACAAGTGGATCAAGTAAAGGCGTTAGTACGACAGGCGGACTTATTTCTGCAACTGGTACATGGTATCATGTGATCTATGTAATGCCAACTGCAACCGTCACATCAAAACTATATATAAACGGTATAAATCGAACTAACGGAACTCCGGCAGCATGGTCTGGTACACATAGGACTTCCGATTCAAATTGGTCAATTGGTAATAGCGATAGTGGTAATTCAGCAATAGATGGTAAGATTGATGAAGTGTATTATTTTGTTGGCGATTTTACTGACACTGACGCACTTAATTTGTACAATTCAGAAGGCTATCCAACTCTGTAAGATGATAAAATATCTATTTATATTGTTGTTATGTAGCATTACGGCAATGTCCGCAGATCATACCGTTGCATTAGATGGTAGTGGTACGTTTACATCAATTGCTCAGGCTAATACTCATACATATGCAGCAGGAGACCAAATTCTATTTAAACGTGGTGACACTTTTTATGGAACAATAGACCTTCATTATCAATTTGGTGAATCCGGCAACCCTATTACATACGGTGCTTATGGAACGGGTGATGATCCTATCATTACAGGATTTACAACCATATCAGGATGGACAAATGAAGGTGGTGGAATCTATTCAAAAGTTATTACGGCTGAATCACAAACCAATATGGTTACCATTGATGGTATTCAGTATGGTATGGGTAGGTATCCGAATACCGGACATTTAACCTATGAATCAGCAAGTACAAATGTTTCGATAACTGATAATCAATTAGGTGAATCTATTGATTGGGTGGGAGCAGAAATTGCATTGATTAAGAACCAATATGCACTTGATCGTTGTGTAATTACAAATCATACAGGCAATGTTCTTACTTATACAAGTCTTGGATCAAATCAAAATGCAGCAGCACCAGAAAGCTATTTTATTCAAAATGATTTACGAACATTAGATCAGTTTGGTGAATGGTATCATAATGTAAGTACTGGAAAGTTTTATATGTACTTTGGAGCAATCAACCCAACAACCAAAACCGTTAAAGTCGCAACATTAGATAATTTAGCTGTTGCTGGATCAGGTGAAGATTTTACAACAATTGATAATATTTTCTTTACTGGTTCAATAAAAGAAGCATTAAGGTTTTATTGGGACAATAACCATTTTATTATTCAAAATTGTACTATTCAATTTGCTGGATTAGACGGTATTTATTTGGCTGGAACTAACGGAACAATTTCAGGAAATACCCTTTCAGACTGTAATCGGATAGGAATATTTAGTCAATGTTCTACGGTAACGATTTCAGGCAATACATTAACAAACATCTATTTTATTGAAGGTCAGGGGAACATAGGGGATTTTGGAAAGGGAGCAATCAGAGTACTTTCAGACAATTGTATCATTCAAAATAATACAATTAAAAATACTTGTTATAATGGAATTTCACTTTCCACAGATGTAATGACCGCACAAATTAAAAATAATTATATTGAAAATACCTGCATTCTTTTAAACGATCAAGGCGCAATATATTTAGATGCTGCAAAGACTTCTTATTTAATTTATGGAAACATCATTCTTACATCTGGAGGCAATGGTATTTATTTAGATGAGTATTCTACAAATGTTAAGGTTTGGAATAATACAGTCGCCTATTGTTATGGTGCTGGGATTAAGTTACACAAAGCAAATAATAATTCTATTCGGAATAATACGACTTTTGATAACGGTAATGGTATTTCTCTTGAAAATTGGCTGAATGTGCATAACTTATACAACGACAGTATATATGATAATACATTTGTTGCAAAAAGTGCTGAACAATATGTAGTCAGTTATATCAATTGGTATAATGACAATAATTTAGGGATTGCCTTTAATAATTACTATGCTAGGCCAGTAGATGATAATTTAACTTTTAAAACAAATATAATGGGCGTTGCTGGCGACAAAACATTAGCACAATGGCAAACACTTACAGGACAGGATGCTAATTCTAAAAAAGTTTCATTTATCGTTAATACTGAATCCGATATGTATTTAGCATACAATGAAACGAACGCAGCTAAAAGCATCCCATTACCGTTTAATGGCAAGGACATAGATGGAAACTATAAAGGATCATCAGTTTATTTACAGCCATATACGAGTATGGTTGTGTTTTATTCCTCTCCAACAAATTTAAGTGGATTTAATAAGGCAAGAATACTGCCAAATGGGAAAGTGACTATCAATTCCAGAAATGGATATAGGGTAATGGTAAAAGAATAATATAATTCAATTAAAACAGATATTAATTTAGTCTTAAATTATGAGTGAAGATTCTATAAAAACAGCAGAAGAACAACTGCACGCTCTGATAAATGAGAGCAATCTTGTTTTGACAAATATCAAAACAGAAAGTAATAAGATATTCAGCAAGTTAAGAAAAACTATTAATGTTTTAATTGTAACTGGATCTGTATTATTTCTTGCCTTTTTATATTCATTAGTAGAGGTTAATGCAAAAATTGCAACACTTGAGTCAGAAAAGATATCTAAAACTGAACTAGATACAAGACTAGAGAAATATCCATTAAAAACTAGCGTTATATTTTTTCAAAACAATATGTTTGATATGAATAAGGCATCTTTTCAATACAGACCAATGGTGTCAGAACAGAATATGGAATTAACATATACAAAGGCATTAAAAGAATTCAATGGAGATGTTAGTCGCGGAATTGAAAAACAATCAAATTAAATAACTATGGCAAATATTATAATTCTAGCTACATCAAACGTAGCGCAAGATGGATTAATTGTTGAAGATCTTACTGATTGGACTGCACTTGGAGTTCCAAGAAGCACTTTATCTAGCTTGGTATTGAATTTATATAGCACTTCTCTAGTGACTCCAACTTATCAACATA